ACGACCGCGCAAATCTTTTGTTCAACCATGACGCCGACGAAGTGCTCGGAGTCGTCGAGACCGCCCGCATCGATGCAGACGGGATGGGCCGTGCGCTGGTGCGCTTCGGCAAATCCGAATGCGCCGAGGAAGCGTGGCAAGATGTGCAGGACGGAATCCTCACGAAGGTCTCAGTCGGCTACCGCATCCGCGAAGTCAAGTTGACCGAAGAACGCGAGGGCGTGGATGTCTACACCGTCAGCCGGTGGGAACCCTACGAAATCTCCCTCGTCACCATCCCCGCCGACACTTCTGTCGGAGTGGGTCGCAGCCTTATCAACCCGCCAGAGCCAATCGGCAACGGCACAATCACCCAACCAAAAATGGAAAACACAATCGCACCCGCGCCACAAGCGCCCGCACCGGCGGCCCCGGAGATCAACGTCATCGCCGAGCGCAACGCCGCCATCAAAGGCGAGCAAGACCGCACCCGCTCGATCCTCGAAGCAGGCGAAAAATACGGAATGCCCGCCCTCGCCGCACAGATCGTGCGTGACGGTGGCAACCTGGTGGACTTCCAAGCCGCAGCACTTGCCGAGAAAGACAAGCGCAGCGCCCAAGTCCGCGAAGGTCATGCACCCATCGGACTCAACGAGCGTGAAGCTGGCAGCTTCTCCTTCGTGAAGCTCATCCGCGCCCTCGCCGCAGAACCAACCGACAAGAAAGCCCGTCAAGACGCCGCTTTCGAGTTGGAAGCCTGCGAAGCAGCCGCCGGACAAGTCGCCCACCGCAATGTCAAAGGCACAATGATTCCCGTGGATGTCCTCACCGCAGGCTACGGCCATCGCGGAACTGGAACCGTTTCCGTCAAATCTGGAACAGGTTACACAGGCAACGGCGGCAACACCGTGCAGACCAACCTCCTCGCCTCCTCGTTCATCGATGTGCTCCGCAACAAAGCGGTCATCATGAACCTCGGCACCGAGCTGGCTGGCCTCGTCGGCAATGTGGACATGCCCAAGCAGACCACATTCGGCACAGGCTACTGGATCGGCGAAGATGACGACGCGACAAAATCCGACATTGACTTCGGACTCGTCTCGCTCCGTCCTCGCACCGTTGCCAACTTCGGCGAAATCACCCGCCGCATGCTCATGCAGCCCTCGCTGTCCGTCGAAGCCCTGCTTCGTAACGACCTCGCCCAAGGCCTCGCGCTCACCATCGACTCCGCAGCCTTCTACGGCACCGGACTCAGCAACGCCCCGACCGGAATCAAATCCGCCGCAGGCGTCCTCTCGCAGTCCTTCGTCGCAGTTCAGCCAACCTTCGCGGAACTGGTCAACATGGAAAGCCTCGTCAGTGCTCAAAACACCGATGTCGCCAGCATGGCATTCGTTGCCAACCCATCTACACGCGGCATGGCAAAGACCGCTCTCAAATTCCCAACCGGCTCCACCAACGGCGGCACCATCTGGGAAAACGGAACGATGAACGGCTACCGCACCGAGATCACCAACCAGATCACCTCTGGCGATGTGTTCTTTGGCAACTTCGCCGACTTCATCATCGGCCTCTGGGGTGGCCTCGAAATCACCGTGGACCCATACAGCAACAGCACCAAGGGCCGTCTCCGCATCGTCTGCATGCAGGATGTGGACTTCGCCGTCCGCCGTGCCCAGTCCTTCGTTTACGGCAAAAAGCCATAAGCGATAGCTGACAACTCAACCGCCTCCTCCGTGTGCATTCGCGGAGGAGGCTTTTGCTAACGACCAATCGCCATGGAACCTCAAAAAATCACCCTTCTTCAAAGCCTCATGATTGCCGGCGAAGCCTGCCCGGTCGGCAGTGATGTCGAAGTCTCGCCATCCTTCGCTCGCGAACTCATCGCCCTTGGCCTCGCCAAGCCATTCATCGAAACAGCCGCCGAGCCTAAGAAGAAAAAATGAGCCTCGACGAAAAGGACGGACGCCCTGCCGTGAAGATGAATCTTGCGGAAGCCATCGCCGCCTTTGCCCTCGTGGCAACGGTCTTTTCTTCACTTAACGGCTGGATCGTCCTGCCCGAACAAATGCGCCAAGTCAGAAATGAAAACGAACGCCAAGACATCCGCCTCCAAGCCATCGAACGCCTCGCCAGCGAGCGCAGCGAAACCCTCGCCCGCATCGACGAGCGCACCAAGCGCATCGAAGAAAGCCTCAAAGCCAAATGAAAAGCATGCTGGCAATCCTGCCGCTCCTGCTCCTGCCCGCCTGCGTAAGCGTCCCGCTGCCGCCAAGCGGGGAAAAGATGGGAAGCCTCGGACGAGTGGAGGTCGGCATCCGCTATTTCCCACCAGTCACGCTGGAATGGTTCAACCCGCAAATCCCAAGCCTCAAAGACAAATGAAAATTCTCGATTACATATTAAATCGGCTGCAAGAGCAGTCCACATACAAGGGCGCAATTTTCGTAATTGCAGCAGCGGGTATCTCCGTTGATCCAGAGAAAGCCAACGCCATCGCAGCCGCCGCAATGGCACTCGTGGGAGTCATCAACATCTTCCGCAAAGAAAAGAAGTGATTCACTAAAATGCTCCACCGACTCCTCGCCATCGCCCAAGCCGAGATCGGAATCCGCGAAGAGGGCGGCAACAATCGCGGCCAGCGGATACGCGACTACCAACGCGCCACCGACCTACCACCCGGCCCGTGGCCATGGTGCGCCGCTTTTGTCTCGTTTTGCGTGCAGGAATGGCTGAAGGAAAACGATGTCCCAGAGTGGCTGCGCCTCACCCGCACGCCCGCCCAATGGCAACCCCGCACCGCGCTGGCCTACGGATTCCGCCAATGGGCAAAAGATCGCCCTCGCACCACGAGCATCTACACCGACCAAGACCCCGCCCAGCCGGGCGATATCGTGACCTTTGATTTTAGCCATGTCGGAATCGTCCTCGAGGACGATGGAAAGAACCTCGTCACGGTCGAAGGAAACACGAATTTTTCTGGAACACGCGACTCAGAGGCAGGAGATGGAGTCTGGCGCAAAATCCGGCCAAAATCCCTCGCTCGAAACTTCATACGCATCCACCCCGCACGATGACCTACGGCAACCTCGATGTCTTTTTTTCAGGTCTCGACCACACCGAGATTCTGTTTGCCCTGCCTACCGGAACCCGGATCGTGCGCGGCTATTTCGACAACGCCTTTTTCGACAGCGCCGTGGGCGAGGTAGTTCTCGACAGCACGCAGCCCCGGTTCCAGTGCAAAGAGTCGGATGTCGTGGGCATCCCCCGCGAAACCGCCTGCAAGGTCGAAGGTAAAAATTACACGGCAATGGAAATCCAGCGAGACGGCACCGGCCTCGCCACCGTCACCCTCGCGCATGAGTGACATGATTTTCATCGAAGCCAAGGGACTCGACCGCATCGGGCGCGACCTCGGAGCAACGCAAAAGCAGATCGATCCAGCCATGCGCAGCGCCGTCTCTCGCGTCACCCGCTGGGCAGGCAACGAAGCAGCCCGACGCATCAGCAAGGCGACCAAAGTAACCGGCAAAGTCATCAAGGGCAGGATGCGCGTGGAGGTGATGGGCAAAGATGGCGTCCTCGGTCGCGTGTGGGCTGGCCTGCGCAACATTCCATTGGCAGCTATGAAGCCCCGCCAAACAAAAAGCGGAGTCACAGCAGGCCCAGCTAAAGTCCCCGGCGCATTCATTGCCAAAAAACAGGTTTTTAAACGCACCGGAAAAAAACGCCTGCCAATAGAAAAGCAAACCTTCCCCATCCTCGACCCCGGCATGGATGCCATGGGCAGTCTCGAAAACGAAATCGGCGAACGCCTGCAACGCGAATTTGAATCCCAACTAAAATGGCAACTCAGCAAATAGACCTCGCCGTTCTCCACACGAAGATCGCCGAGAAGATCAACGCCAAATTCGGCAGCACGGTCAAAACCATCGCCGCCTATTCGCGCTTCAACGACAAGATCGAGGTGCCTGCCATCACTTTCGAGTTGGACACTATCGAGCCAAACGCCACAGCAGACATCGGAACGCAGCAGCTCCAGGTGGACATCC